ACGTTGATTGCTATTCGAAAGCTAATGAGTAGCATCTCGAAGTCTCGACTCAACATACTTTTCTTAGATGAAGTCATTGCAGTATTGGATGACACAGGGCGTGAGAAGCTAGTAGAAGTTCTTCTCAACGAAGATTTAAACACTTACATAGTTTCTCACGGTTGGACTCACCCGCTTCTTGAGAAAAAAGAAGTAGTCAAAGAGGAGAACATAAGTAGATTAGAATGAAATATTTAATTATTTTATTATTACTTGCAGGCTGTGCAAACAGACCTGCTACAACCGCAACAAAACAAGCAAATCTTATAAAAGTCTGTGATACTTTTGGCTCTGTAAGGCATTGTGAGATGATGACAGAGGAAGAGGCACAGATGATTATAAATAGAAGAATAATACAAATGAGAAATAGATCAGGAAGGTGGTAATGGCGTATAATGTTATAAAAGAGCACATGGCAAAGTATCTAGAAGGACAGATTGCAAAACACACAATCAATGCACAGGTTTTTATGAAAAGCCCAGTAGGTGTGGCAGAACACCCTGATACGATGGCAACGATAGAAGAAGAACTCGGAAAAATAGCAGAGTTTCAAGATAAGCTAAATGCCCTAAATGAGATAGGCTACGACTATCCAGAACCAGAAGAAAGCTATACAGAAAGATGGCAGAAGTCTGAATGGTAGATAGCAGAGCAAAAGGAGCTCGTGGTGAGTACTTAGTACGAGACTTACTGAGACAGCATACAGGTCTTCAGTTTGAGCGTGTACCCATGTCAGGAGCTTTGGAGTATTTGAAAGGGGACTTGTATGTTCCAAACGAAAAGAATTTTTTCTGTATCGAAGTGAAGAACTACGCAGAAAGTCCTCTTTCGGATAAAATACTCTCACAGATAAAAACAAACAACTTGTTGAGATGGTGGAGAAAGCTGGTTACACAGGCAATAGCAGGGAAACAGCGTCCCTTACTGTTTTTTAAATACAACAGATCAAAGATATATGTCGGTACAGAAGTAGAACCACAGTACACAAGTTACATTTATATTAGCGACATAAACTGCTACGTTTCTATAGCAGAACCGTGGCTACAATTAGAAGAGGTAGAGTTTATAAATGGCACTTAGTTTTAGTTCACAAATAAAAAGCGGAACCATGATAGTAGATGCGCTTAACTTAGCGTTTCGATGGAAACACCAAGGAAGAACAGATTTCCGATATGAGTATGAAAAGACAGTAAAAAGTCTAGCAGACTCATACAAATGTGATAGCATAATAATTACAGCAGATGGCGGGTCTTCCAGCTATCGCAGAGACATACTACCCGACTACAAGCAGAATAGAAAGGATAAGTATGCAACCCAGACGGAAGAAGAAAAAATTGCGTTTGAAGAATTTTTCGAAGAATACCAAGCAACACTAGAGCTGCTAGAGACAACTATGCCGCTTCTTCGCTTTGACGGAGTAGAAGCAGATGATGTTGCAGCACACCTAGTAAAGTACAAAGATAAGTACAATCTTGGTAATGTTTGGTTAATATCAAGCGACAGAGACTGGGACTTACTCATACAAGAAAGTGTGAGCAGGTTTTCCTATGTCAATAGAAAAGAAGTAAAACTAGAAAACTGGCACGACCACTATGAAGTGACCCCTGAACAATACATCTCGCTAAAATGCCTAACAGGAGACAAAGGAGATAATGTTCCAGGAATCACAGGTATTGGGCCAAAGAGAGCAGCTAGTCTTATAACAGAGTACGGTGATGCTTTGACTATCTACGATTCTTTACCATTACCCAGTAAGTATAAGCACATTCAAGAACTCAATGCAAGCGGAGAAAGAATACTCCAAAACTACGAGTTGATGGATCTTATGTCTTACTGCGATGATGCTATAGGAGCAAGCAATATAGCGGGAATAGAGGAGAAAATTGCGTGTTAATTGATTACAAAAGAGATAACTATCTGTCGGAGTTTAGTCACAAAACTCTGCAAGATAGGTATTTAGTAGACGGAGAAACTTCTCCACAGGATGCGTTTGCACGGGCAGCAAGAGCATTTTCAGACAACGATGCCCACGCACAAAGGTTGTATGACTATGCTAGTAAACTTTGGTTTATGTTTTCTACTCCTATACTTTCTAATGGTGGGACAGCCCGTGGGTTGCCTATTAGCTGCTTTCTTAATTATATTGAGGACAGTAGAACGGGGCTCACGGGACACTATACTGAAAACGCTTTTCTTTCTAGTGTGGGCGGTGGCGTTGGTGGGTCTTGGTCAGATGTTCGTTCTGTAGGATCTAAAACGTCTAACGGCTCTGAAAGTACAGGAGTCATTCCATTCATGAAAGTTGTGGACGCTGAGATGTTGGCGTTTTCACAAGGAGTAACAAGGAGAGGCAGCTATGCCGCATATTTGGACATATCTCACCCAGAAATTGAAGAGTTCTTGGATGTTCGTAAACCCACAGGGGGTGATATTAATAGAAAGTCTGTTAATCTGCATCATGGTGTGGTCATTAGTAATAAGTTCATGGAGCTAATTGAAGGAGCCACTAGAGAAGAAGGTTTTGATGACTCTTGGGACTTAATAGACCCACATACAAACGAAGTAACAAAAACAGTTTCTGCAAAAACTCTGTGGGTAAAACTTATACAAAATCGTGTTGAAACTGGAGAGCCGTACATAATGTTCGGAGATACAGTAAATGAAGCACTACCAGAGTTTCAAAAAGAGATGGGACTAAAAGTACACCACTCCAACTTATGCTCTGAGATTACACTCCCTACAAATGAAGCGAGAACAGCCGTGTGCTGTCTATCGAGTGTAAACTTAGAAGAATTTGATGAGTGGAAAAACAACAAAGATTTTATACCTGATTTAATTCGTATGCTAGACAATGTAATTAGTTACTTTGTTAGTCATGCACCTGCACAGCTTGAAAAAGCAAAAGCCAGTGCAGAGCAGGAGAGAAGTCTTGGGTTGGGTGCAATGGGCTTTCACGCCTATTTACAAAGAAAAAACGTTCCCTTTGAAAGCCCAATGGCTATCGGAGCGAACAAAATGATGTTTGAACATATCAAAAAGGAGGCAAAAAATGCGAGTAAGCAGCTTTCTGTGGAGCGGGGTCCTTGTCATGATGGATATCATGCTGGTGTGCGTAATGCTCATCTTTTGGCTGTGGCTCCTAACGCTAGCAGTAGCATTATTTGCGGCAATACTTCTCCCAGTATTGAGCCTTATAGGGCTAACGCGTTTACGCAAAAAACTAAGTCTGGATCTTCCCTACTGAAGAACGAGTATTTGGAGCACGCCCTACAAGAGTTAGATCAAGACACTGATGAAGTTTGGAAAAGTATAATAACAAATAGCGGATCAGTACAGCACTTAGATTTTTTAGATGACTGGACAAAGGATGTTTTTAAGACCGCTGTAGAAATAGATCAGCGGTATATTATAGAGATGGCGTCAGATAGACAGAAAGAGATTTGTCAAAGCCAGTCTCTAAATGTATTCTTTCCAGCAAATGTTTCAAAGCAAGAGCTACACGCTATACACATGATGGCGTGGAAGAAGAAAGTAAAAACTCTATACTACTTGAGGAGTGAAGCAATAAAGAGGGCCGAGACAGTATCTGATGAAGCTCTCCGACAGTATATCTTTGAGAGTATGGACGAGGAAGGCTGTTTAGCCTGTGAGGGATGAAATGAGCTTATTACAAGAAAGAGAATACTACAAACCATTTAATTACCCTTGGGCTTTTGAACACTACAAAACCCAACAGCATATGCATTGGCTTCCAGATGAGGTCAATCTTGCAGATGATTTACGAGATTATAGAGATAAACTAACATCTGGGAATAAGAAACTTATAAGTCAAATCTTTAGGTTTTTTACTCAAGCAGATGTAGACGTTTGTTGTGGGTATGCAAAGCACTACTTACCTACATTCAAACAACCTGAAGTACGCATGATGTTGTCGGCTTTTGCCGCTATGGAGGCGGTACATCAGGAGGCTTATTCATTGCTTTTGGAAACGCTAGGTTTCGGTGACGAAGAATATAAAAAATTCTTTGAACACAAGGAAATGTTAGCAAAACATGAGCACTTGAATAATTTTGGTATGGGAAGTCCGATGGATATCGCAAAGACAATGGCTATCTACTCGGCATTCACCGAGGGGGTACAGCTATTTAGTAGTTTTGCTATCCTGTTGAACTTTCCACGCCACAACCTTATGAAAGGTATGGGTCAGATCGTCACGTGGTCTGTGCGAGATGAGACATTGCATGTTGAAGGAATGTGTCAACTCTTCCGTACGTTCATAAAAGAAAATCCAGACTTATGGACTGATGATCTAAAGTATGAAATTTACTGTGCAGCAGAGCGTACAGTAGAGCTAGAAGATGCTTTTATTGATCTGTGTTTTGAAAATGCGGAAGTACCCGATCTAACACCCGAAGAAATAAAAGAGTATATTCGTTATATTGCAGATCGTAGACTTTTAGGTCTTGGAATGAAAAAAATATTTGGGAGTGAAAGCAACCCATTACCATGGTTAGACTACATGCTGAATGGTGTTGAACACACTAATTTCTTTGAAAACCGTGCTACCGAGTACTCACGCGCTAGCACAACAGGTAACTGGCAGGACATCTTTAAATGAGATTTGAATTTGAAGTAGAACAGGTAAATATTATTCTGCAAGGCTTGGGGGAGCTTCCCGCAAAGCTAAGTATGGGTCTTATTACCAACATACAAAAACAGGCTGAGAAACAGATGCAGCCAGAGGCTCAAACGGAGGACCAAGAAGTATGAGTCGAGTTATAAAACTCTTCGCAGCAATAATAACAATTAGCTTCGCAACATCAGGTTTTGCTGATGAAATAGAAGAAATAGTAGTACAGGGGGACCTAGGCAGCTTGCCTAGTAAGGATGTTAAATCTATTTTTGGCTTTGATAAGTCAATACTAGAAACTCCTCGCTCTGCCTCTTCCGTATCGGAAGAGATGATGGATAGATTCAATATGTACGATATTGATGAGTTAGTAGCTTTAGCTCCAGGCAGTTTTACTCAGTCTTTTTTCGGAGTAGCTGGCGGCCTAGATGTTAGAGGAACTCCTGGTGAGACATACTTTCGGGGCGTAAGGCGTCTCGATAACCCAGGAAACTACCCAACTCCTATAGGTGCATCTGATAGAGTGGACGTAGTAAGAGGCCCAGCGTCTCCAATCTACGGCCCCTCTAAAATTGGTGGATATCTAAATTTTAACCCTAAATCTGCCCGAATCGAAGAGACGGGTCAGTTCATAGAAGAAACAGAAGGTGCTATATCTTATACTGGTGGTAGTTGGGGTAAGAGTATTGTAACCGCAGAAGTAGGTGGTAGTCTCGGAGGAGGTGAACTTGGCTACTACGTATACGGAGAGTTTGAAGACTCCGATAGTTACTACGACAACTCAGGAGTAGAACAAACTCTTCTTCAAGCATCTTTTGATGCAGATATTACCGATAATGTTCGTATACAGTTCGGGGGAATGTTTCACGACTATAGCGGTAATCAGGTTGCGGGGTGGAATAGAATTACCCAAGACTTAATTGATAATGGAACGTACATTACAGGCTCTCCTTCGTCGCTAGACGCAAATGGAGACGGCAAAGTATCTCATCAAGAGTACGATACTGATGGAGATGGCTTTACAAACTTAAATCCTTTCAGGTTTGACTTCTTGAGCGGGGCGGATGGCGGAGCACTTATGCCAGGGTCACTAGAAACACTAGCTGATTTAGAGGTTTTCGTAGGAGACCTTTCTGCACTTGCTCTTCTTAACCCAGGGCTTACACAGCTAAACGGGAATCAAGTTCTAGTTGACCCAGACGACCTTCTTGACAACCAAGTCACTACAATATATTTCGATATAATTATGGATTTGGGAAATGGTTGGGAACTAAAAAATCAGACGTTTTATGAAGAGTATGAAAACTTAAATGAAAACGCTTATGGCTTTTCTCAGTTTCATGATACTTGGGTAGTAGAAGATAAACTCATACTATCAAAGACATTTGATTTTTCCAGTATGTCTGCTTCTTTACAGATTTCTCCCTCCTTTCGACACACAGACTTTGCACACGGAGATGACTATACCAATGAGTATTTTGGTCGTCGTGACTTAAGTCAGCCTCTCAATACGCCTCTCTCAAAGCGTGTACTCGCTACACAAATTGACGATGATTACACAGAGTACCATGTTGGTAAGTATACTAACTTGGGATTTGCAGTAATGACGGATCTTGTGTGGGACAATGGCTTAGGTATTCTTGCGGGAGTACGCTATGACACCATTGACATGGAGAGCAGTCAGCCAGAAGATAAGTTGCTTTTCGCAAGCTCTAACAACTTCTGTCCTGTACCTGGGTGTGCCGATCTGGAAGCAGAGGATAGTGTAAATGGTATCTCATGGACTTTTAGCGTGACATACGACTCTCCGATAGGACTTGTTCCGTATCTCACAGCATCTACGCAGTCAACTATGATCGTGGGGCAGGGAGCAGAAGTTACGGTTAAGAATATACTTCGAGATCGTGCTTTTGACGAGTCAGAGCTTCTTGAGGCAGGAATAAAAGGCAGCTTCTTAGATGACAGCTTATATTTTGCTATTTCTGTCTATGAACAGGAGCGTGTAGACTTCTCCGCACAATCAATAGTAACAAATCAATCTACAAAAACTAAAGGCTCAGAGCTTGAGGTGCGGTGGGTTGTTACTGAGAAACTACTCATGACGCTTGGATACTCCAACATTGAAGTGATAAATCTAAACACTTTAGACGACGGGTATCGCTTTAGCTTCATAGGGTGTGAGGATTTGCCTAACATTCCTTGTAGTGCGTTACTTGGTGGACAAATCGGAGGCAACGTTTCAGCAGTACCGAGCGGTAGTAGACGATCGGGTATGCCAGAGAATATTATATCCCTTACAGGAACATATGACTTTGGAAATGGGCTAACGATAAATGGAAGTGTAATTGATGTAGAAGAAACCTTCTCAGGGTTTTCAAACAGTATTGAACTGCCTGCATATACACTTGTAAATTTTGGTGTCGCCTACACAAGAAACAACTGGACACTTAGTGTCAACGGAAAGAATTTGACTGATGAAAGATATTTTCGTGCAAACTTTCCTAACCTCTTTGGAAGCACAATCGTGCTACCAGAACTTCCTCGAAACTATACGGCTAGACTACAGTATAACTTCTAACAAAAAGGGGCGAAAGCCCCTTTTTTATAACGTTGGTTTAGTGTCAGGAAAATCTGACGTACTTGGCCAGTCTCGTAACTTAGTACGATATGCGAGATACTTATCACGGTCAGGCCAGTCGAGAATCTGTGCTATGTTATCGGTCTGCATGAGTTCGACATTTCTCCATTCTCTAGCCAAGTCTTCTGCAGGTATTTCAACAGCACTGTGAGTATAACGAATTTCTAGGCTTCCCTCTGTTTGTAACATTTCATCTCCCTCAACAGGGTCTTTTTCAGGGTTTGTTAAATTTACTAATCTCATATACTATACTCCTATTATCTTGTAAACAATTACAAAACTAGTGGCAGTTCCTCCATTATTTCTTACTTCGAACTTAT